ATTCTTTTCCGCGTTGAATTGATTGAGGATTTCTGCCCGGCCGAGCGGTTGGCTCGATTCAGCGGGAACCGCCACTGCGCCAGCAGCGTCGGCCTTGGCTTTTTCCAAAGTGGTCACGGCCTTGTCGTCGGCCTTCTCTTCAACCTTTGCGCTCATCTCTTTTTTCGCCATATCTTCAGATGGCATTTCAGGCGCTTCGACAACGTCAGAAGCTGCGTCGGCTTTCATCAGTGCGAGGACTTCTGTAAGCATTGCAGCGATGTCGATCAAAGTAGGTTCGGCCATTTTTTCTTCAGGCTTGTCGGCAGGCATTTCAGCCAGTTCGGCTTTTGGTGCTTCGACAACGGCGGGAGTTTCAACGGCAGGAGCTTCCGGTGCGGGAACTGCCACGACAGCAGGCTCGCTGAGCTCTTTTTTGACTTCGACAGGTGCTTCGTTCATTTGAAGTTTTTTCATGTCAACTGCTGTGAATGCAGAGAACATTCCCGCAGGGTTAGCGGCCGGGGTGCTAACTACGGAAATATCGTAAATCTCGCTTACCCTGGCGAAACGATCGCCCGCTACTTGTTCGGGCACTCCGCTAAAGGTAAGAGAGAGGCCAAATCCTTCCGGCAATACATTGGCTAAGTGCTGAACAAACTGTGCCTCGTTAGTGTTAAACAATGTGAGATCGCCCATAAGCCGATCGCCTTCGATCTTGAATCCGTCGATATAACCGAGGATGCCAGAGACTTCGGCTCCGTGCCCCATAGTCACTTTAATGCGCTTCATGGTCAGCGCCACGGCAAGCGCTTGTTCTAGCGATGTTTGGTCGATCAGTAGGTTGTGCCCCTTGGCCTCGCCTACTGTTAAAATGGATACGTTAGAAAGTTTGTTGGCCATGCTGGCCAACAGGTGTCAAATCAGTTCCGGCTAAAGATAGGATTACGAGAAACGGGATCTGTGGGATCTGGAAAGATGGGATTATAAACAGGCTGACCGGGTTCGGGCGGGGTGTGCATGTCATGGATTGCCTTATTAATGGCATAAGCCAAATGAACGGCTTGTTCTGTTTTTTTCATAAACAGCATTTGATTATTTAGGCCGCCAAATTTTAGCTCAACATAAGGGCGGCAAGATCCTTGGATGATTTTCCAAATTATGGCAATCGACATGCAGGCAATAGTTATCCCAAGCACAGGGCTTGTTTGGCATGTAACAATTCCAAAAAGGACGCCGAACGCACTGAGAAAACACCACATAACGCTACCTAGCCCCATGCTTTCACGGCCATGAGCAGTACCGACGATAGACGCGAGGTTATAGGTTTGGTTGTAGGGGTGGCCTACGTTAATCGTCCGGCCAACTACGCTGATCGATCCGTCATCAAAGTAAACTGAGCTGGTGTCTGGTGAATTACCATCCATGCCCTAATCGTATGGGCGGATGCCGGGCGTACAACTACTTTTTTCTAGTAGTTCTTGGTTTCTTATCTTTTAACCCGACCGCTTTAGCCACCATATCCAACTCTTTTGCGGATAAGTTAAAATCGGGATCGTCCCGCATGGTGAAAGATTCTGTTTGTGGTTTGGCGGATAGTTTCATCTGCCTAGCGCAAACGGCTGCCCTTTGATCGTTTTCTGGAAACTCGGACACCATTGTTGGATTACCCATGCAACGATCCATAAACTTGTCATCAGTCTCGCCTGCGTTTTGTGTTGGCAAATCCAGCTCAACCCTTGCGCTTAGTTCTGCATCTGGCCCAGCGTTCGGATCTTTCTCGGGATTAACTGGCGTGGGTTCGTCGATTGCGGGTGCTTCTTTGACTACTTCCACCGGGGCCGCCACGTCGGTCTGTGGTGCCACTGTTCCAATCGATGCTACAAATTCACGCTCTTTAGCAATCTGTCTGACCTGCTCTTCCCAGTCTTGGCCTAATTCTCCGAAGTAGGTTTGGAGGGAGGATAGCCCCGCTTTATAGTTCTCTCGTTCCTGCTGTGCCTCTCTACCTGCGTCCACAGTCAGCGACTTCGGAGTCTGCCACGTTACTTTTGCGTAGTCGTCGACGGCCGGTAGGTCGCCGTTAGCAATTGCGCCGCCGATGAAGTAGCGCCATGCCCGGTTGCAGAATCTGTCGATGAGTAGGCGTTGCCGTTGTTCAAATCTGCGCTGTGCCTTGGCTACAATAAACCGCATCCCTGCCCCGCCGACGCTTGCTGGGTCGTAAACGAATTCAACGGGCAACCCTAGGCCCATAGCCACGTCACGAATTAGGAACTTGGCGAAAGGCTCAAAGCCAGCGTGTGGTCGGTTCGGCCCGATCATCTCAATCTTTTCGCCAGGTGAAAGGCGTGGAATGGTTGCCGAGCTGGTGATCTCCTCGCGGGCGATTGTCGGTTCGCCAGTGTCTTGAGCCTGGACTGTTCCAAAGAATCCGCCCTGCCCGGCCAGCTCGTCGCCTTGGTCGGTAGTGATGACGGCCGCAATCGATCCCTGCAATTTTAAAGCGTCTTTTTCAAACTCGCCGAGCATTTTTAAATCACGGACGTGATTCAATGCGCGAGCGAGTGAAGATCCGCCACGAATCTGATCGGGCCGTTCTAGCTCCATTAGGTGAATGACGGTATCCGCACCTAGCTTTCGGTACAGTTCGCCCGTCTGAACTAAGTATCCAGTAGGCTCGCCGAGCTTGCCGAGGAACACGCCGTCAGAAGTTCCGTAATCATCGCCTTCGCAAACGCGATGGCCTTCCACAATCTGTAGCTTTCCCTTTTCCGTCATGATGACGAACACGTCGCCGTCCACGTCGATCGATCGCGATAGCGCCAGCAGCATGTCTGTCCAAGTCATACGCCCCGTAACTTCGGGCGATGGCACTACCACATCCCGCCAGTATTCCTCACACAGTCTGCCAAAGTCTTGGTTTGCTCCGCGATACTGCGGCCGGAGTCCCGGCCCGATTGAATAGGTGGCGATGGAATCCACCGCCCCTTTAATCAGCCCGACGTTGCGGTACATGTGCCGGGCGAGCTTGAGCAGTTCAACCCGTGTCGCCTCGTTTAGATCTAGGCGAGAGTCCCGGGCATGGGCGCCATAAATTACAGGGCGCTTACGAGAAAAGCCTGCGCCTTCGTAGGGTTGGAACGTGCTGATGCCTGCACCGAATCCGGCGCCGAACGCTTTGATCCCTGCGCCCATCCGAGCCACGAGTGAAAGTTTCTGTGCCATAACTAGCTGTCCAGAATGTAAGAAAATGAGGCGCTGGTGCGTGTGACCTGTACGCCATTTAGGTAATCGATTGCGGCTTGAAATAGCTCAACCCGTTCGGTCGGTTTAAGATCAATCTGGAAGCTAGCCGACTGCCCGCCCGCTGAAGATCCTACCAGTGCACGGCCTGATGCTGCGCCCGTCATTGCCGCGTTGCGGTCAGTGGCAAGGTTAGTCAGGGCGCTTGCGGTAACTCCGGAGGCTTGAGCCAGGTAGTTCGTCGCAACTGCCCGCGTAAGTCTGCGGGAAATAGCCATCACGACGCCACGGGTGTCAACGATTCCTCATCAAGTGAAGCGGTTGGCCTAATGACTTTTCCATACACGGCAAAGCCAGCCAGATATGTTTCGCAGTCGTACAAGTGATCCTGCCTGCTTTTGATCCGTATCCATTCGTAGTGATCGCGACCCGTCTTGCGGTTAATCCGATGCACCTTTTTGTGGCTGCTCATGTGCTCGCGGTAGTCCGGGCTTACGTCATGGGCAATTTCCCAGCGTGGCCCCTGCCCTCTGCGTAACCATGCCAGCAAATCCTGACAGGCTGGCGAGCTGAGTAGCAGAAGCATGCAGCCCGCGTCAGTCGGTTGCTCGGCCGAGTGTACCGACTTCATCCGACCGCGTGGCGTTTCGATCCAGTAGGCAGGCCGCTCTTCGCCCTTTAATGCAGTCCACTTGTAGCGGGCGCAGATTCGATAGGAGTCTTGAGTCTCGTATCCGCTATCCATTGCCGTGTGCTTTGGTTGAACGCCTAGCGTGTGCAGGTGTTGAGCCACGTCCTCGATCGTTCTCGCCCGGCCTTCGTCGATTAGTCGGCTGGTTCCATCCCTGGCGAACGCCCTTACCACAAACCAGTACTCGTCGATCTGTCTGTCTATGGCCGCCAGTTTGATATGTTCCGTTTCCCAATCCTGCTTTTTCGCAAATGCTCCGGCGGGAATGTCGATTGTTTTATCGTCATCAAACTGATCTTCCCACGGCATCGCGCTCCATCCGTTCACGAATCCTTGCAAGCCGTGCAGATAATGCTTTTGAGTTAGGAACTGTTTGGCGCAATCGGCAAAGGTGACGGTCGGCGAGTACCAGCTAGGCAGTCGCATGCTTCGCCTACCGCGTTCTGCATTTGGATTTGCTGCCACCCACTTGCCTTGCTCAACGGCCGATCGCCTGTGGCCCTCAGTCCACGGCTCGTTGCATTTAGTGCAATGGTATGCGGCCGTCTCACCCACTTTCTGCAGATCCCATTTGCCGTCAGGATTGCGTGCGCTGTCTGCCCATCGCACTTGCCTGAATTCCATGGCCTGAAATTCTCCGCAAGCATGGCAAGGGACGTGGAAAGTTTCCTGAGTTCCTGCCTGATAGTTTTGCCATATATCGCCCGTGCTTAACGTCGGCGTGCTAGTCAGCACGTGCTTGCGGTTGGGGAAAGCCTTTGTCCGTTCTAGCGCCAGATTGTAGGCGGCCGCCTCTCGTTCGGTCGGTGGCGCAAACTTATCCAGCTCGTCCAGTACCGCAATGCAGATCGGCCGCGAGCTGATGTTGGCCGGGCTATTCGATCCAACCAGACTGAGAGTCATGCTGGTAAACTGCATCTCTAGGATTTTAAAGTCGTCGCTGTCGTATGGGAACAATGCCCGCACTGGCTTGCACTTCTCAAAGATCGGAGTCAGTCGCGTTTCGCTGTAGCTCCTAGCCAGATCCGCGTTCGGCATTACGAGCAGTGCCGGCGCCGGATCGTTGGCGATTCTGTACGCCAGCCAGATCGCAAGAGTCAGCGTCTTGCCTGTCTGCGATCCCCAGCAAAGGCTGACGGTATGGACGCCCGGATCGGCCAGTGCTTCAAGTACGCCCGCCACGTAAGGCGTGTACTTGGTTGAGTAAAGACCTGGGCGAGCGGTGATCCTGCTATCTAGCTGAATGTTCTTTTCGGCCCACTCGATAACGGACGGCGGTGGCTCAAAGTTCCAGCGATCGCGTTCGCGTTTGAGTAGCTGTTCGGCTGCCTTCACAGTGCTGCCTGCACTTGTCGCATCACCTGCCCCACCTCGTTCTCCACCTCTTTCTGGATCTCGGCGGCTGGCCGGTGGGCGCAGATCGGGGCTAGGCGCTTAGGCATGCCGAGCAGTAGTGGTATTAGGGCGTTAGTCCGGCGTGCCAGTATCTTGTCTGCCTCGTCTATCGGAACCATTTTGCCCTCCGCCTCGTTGATGTCGGGCCGATCGCCCTTCATTTTTCGCAGTGCCTCCACGACGCGAGTGTAATCGCCTATCAGTGACGACCGCTCTGGCCCGCTCGCCTCCTTGGCTGCCTCGCCCAGGGTAGCGGCAAGTGATTCAAGTCGATCGATCTCGCCGTCCAATCCTATCCCGGCGATCGGCTTCATAGGCTTTGCGGCCGCAACCGCCTGCCCTTTCTCAAGCTGGCGCCGGGCCTGACGCAAACCGACGCCGGTAGCGGCGGCTTGAGCTAGGATTGCGGTGTTTGGTCGGCGTCCCATGAGGTCTAACTATGTTTTTATAAACCACTCGAAAAAGAGGTGGCAGTTGCAAGCACAGATCGGAAGAGCG